TGCAATAAAGCCCATCACCTGGAATTGGAATGTATTGAGCCCAATTTTCTCCTGCAGTAGCAGCAGCACCTTTAGGTGTATCAAAAACAGCAATTGAAGTTCCACTTGAACCACCATCTTTAATAGTAATAGTTCCTGCAGTACTATCAGCCACGTAATATATTCCTAAAATTCTACAAGGCCCTGCAAAAATTGCAAAAGAAGCAGTTCCATTAGTAGCTTTTACGTTACTTATATATGTTCCCATATTTTTCTCCTTAATAGTGAGCTCCCGAAGGAGCTCACATTATCTTATTACGCTGTGTCCGAAGTACTAGAAATTCCAAAAAATTTCAATTTTAAAG